TAAAGAATATCTAAATCTATTTTCATCAACCAAAGACGCTGCAATCATGGTATCTACAATTAAACCATTGATTTTAATACCTAATTTCCTAATCCAACAAACGTCATACATTGCATTATGAAATATTTTTAATGACGGTGTTGCCATTGTATCAGCAAACCAAGATAAAACTTTTTTACGATCCATATTAGGACCTGATCCATGGGCTATGGGAAAATAAAAAGATCGTCCTGGCACAGCAATTGCTATACCTACAACTTCTCCATTACCTATAACAGAACCAGAACCTTTCTTTTTTAAATCAGGATCTCTTGTTTCTAAGTCAACTGCAATCTCATCATATGATCTTAGATCAGGAAATTCTTCCGGTTCAACCCATTCCTTTTGTGCTTCAAACAGTGGTACTTTCATAATCCCTTTCTATAATCATTTGTATATAATGTATCGCTTTTAATAAATCTTCTTTCTTTCCTTTGTCTTGGTGTCTGCAAATATATTTAATTGCATTGCCTTCAGCAAATAGTATCTTATTTTTGTTAATAAATAAAGAGGGCTGTATCTTATATTTTTTATAATGTGCACCTCCTATTTGTTTAAAAAATACTTTGTTACTCATAGTTGATAACCATACCTTTCCTTTTTTGATTTAAATAAATAAAGATTTTCCATAGATCTTGTTACACCAACATACCAAACCCTATGTTCTTCATCTTGTTTGTCTACATTTTCAGCAGTAGACTCTCTGATCTTTCTTGCATTATCTAACACAAGAATAACATTTTTACATTCACCACCCTTTGCTGCATGAATGGTGGATACTTCTATTCTTGGTTCTTCAGATAATTTTTCTCCATTAGATAACATACTTCTAATATAAAATTCTTCATTAGGATCTGCATTAACAAAAGCATCGTACCATTTAATATCTTTACTAAAACCAAGGTCTTCCATTTTAACAGTTAATTTATTTTCAAACTTACTTTCATCAAACTGTTGTTCTAAATATTCATAGATATCTTTGCAATCTGCAATAGATATTTCGTTACCTTCGGTTAAAGATGTCCATTTTAAAACTGATTTATAAAGTTTACTATTATAACTTTTTCCAAATGTATTTTTATAATAAAGATTATTTTCTTTTAATTGTTTTGATATTTCTAATGCTCTATAAACAGTCCTAGTTAATATTAACCATTTACCATTTGAAATATCTAAATTATCAAAATTAAATATAGATTCTACTTTACCTTGAATAACATTTCCCTTGTCATCTTTTTTAGGAAAATATATTTTTTCTTTTCTGTTACCTTGTATTCTATCTAATATTATATTTGAAATTTCTTGAACAGCTTGAGGTATACGAACGGACTGTTGTAGTACTTCTTCTTTTGCCGGTTGATCAATAAATCTATTAACGTCAGCGCCAGCCCATGCAAATATAGCCTGGTCATCATCACCAGCTATAAATATATCTTTCGACTTATCATTTAATATATCAAACATCTTCCATTGAATGGGTGATAAATCTTGGGCTTCATCAATAAAAACCACATCAAAGGATGGGCATTTATCTTTATTATTAATAAATTGAGTAATCATATCTGTATAATCATAAAGATTGTAAGACTCTTTATAATTTAAAAAATTTACATATATGTGATTAAGTAATTCAAAATCTATTTCTCTACTCCATTCATTAGTATTAAACTCATCTTCAATAGATATATTTTTGATTCTGGCTTTATTAATTAATTTAAAGTATTCATTATCACAGTTTAGATAACCACTATCATCTGCTTCAGAATAATAATTAACTCTTATACTTAATTCTTTACCTATTTGTTCATAGTGAACTGGTTGCATAACATTCTCCTCACTCATACCTAAAGTATGAAAGGCTAATGAATGAAGTGTTTGAAAAAATTTAACATCAGATCTTACATAATTTTTATGTATATTTAAAAATCTATCTCTTGCTTCTGCAGCTGCTTTTCTTGTAAATGCAAAATAACCAATTTTATTTAAGGGAACACCTTTAACTAAATAATTATTTACTTCATTTAACAGTGTCATTGTCTTACCTGTTCCAGGAGGACCTAATACTTTCTTTATCATTAGAATACGTTCTTATTACCTTTCATTTTTATTATTTCTGTTTCCATTACATCTTTTATCAACTCATTTTCTTTTACATTTAAATTTACTTTTACAACTTCTATCGCCTCGTAGTTAGCGCTTTCATTGTTTAATTTTGGAAATCTTTTTTTAATTCCATACTCTGCTTTATATCTTTCTTTTATTCTTTGAGCTGTTCTTTCCTTACCCTCTTTCCATTCTTTGTTTTTTAAAGTATTAAAAAAGTTTGCAAACTTGAAATATGCATATCCATCCTCTATTAATACAGCGCCTGATTTAAAGGAAGCATATGATTTTGCTTTAGGTCCATTAACATATTCCTGAAGATATTCATGTAACAATTCATCAGGAGTAGTTCCTTTTGGTGGTTGATGTATCTCCACTGGTGGAAATAGTTTAGCAATAACGTTTTCAAAATCATCTCCTTTTACTTTAGCTACAAAAATATTTGCAGTCTTCATTATTAAAGCTCTTAATTCCTCTTGATCTTTTATTTGTTTTATATCCTTGGCTCTAACTGCTTTGCTTCCTTTGCTTTCAGGTAATTCAACATTAAAAGTATATTCTGGTTCTGGATAATTTATTTTTACTAAATTAGATAAGGGTGGAAACATTCTTGTTCTATCAGACCCAACACCATATTTTCTTTTAAGACATTCTAGTTTCATACAAAAATTAACAATAGGTTCTTGATTGCACGTATATCCTTTTGTACTATCTTTTCTCCATGATTTAATTTTATCTATTATTTTTTTTTCTGATCCCCATTCATCCAATACAACACCATTAGAATCTTTTATAAAATATTTTTGTGGTGCTGCTTTAACAACGTTTTGCCAATTATCTTCATATTTTTTCTTTGCAAACACCATGTAGTTATAGAGCCATCTATCTCTACCATCTGATAATTCATTTTTTGATAAAATCTGTAGACAAGGAGGGCCATCATTAAATTCATCAGGACCTCCTTGTAAGACAGTTTTCACAAGGGCAAGCGAAAACTCTTCTAATTCTTCTTTTGTTTTTTTGTTATGATTAACTACTTTAATAAATTGTTCTAATGTAAATGAAGTTCCATCATAATTAATTGCAACTCTTTCATTTTCATTAAAGTAAGGAAGATTTATATATTGACCGTTTGACCATTCTTTTTTTTCTTCATCAAATCCAAGTTCAGTTTGTTTAGGATATATCTCTGTGTTAGGTTTTAGTTTTAATGTAAATAATAAATTTTCTAAAAAATTTCTTAAAAACACTGCTTTAGTTTTTTCTTTCAAAAATAAATATAAATGTAAACCACCACTCTTTGATTTAACTGGAATTAACGGAAGACTGTTCTCTCTTATAATGTCTAAATATTTTTTATATGGAAAATTTGCATAACTGTGTTCTGTATCATCAATATCTATGGCACCAAAACTTGCCATGCCATCATCATCACAAGGTTGAATACCAATAGATGTCTTACCTTTTATGTGATCTGAATAATGTTTGTCAGTTATTTCTTTAAAAGACCAACCATATTTTTTTGGTTTTTTCTTACCTGTTTTTTCATCAATAGTAAATTCGTCTAGATAAGCGATACCAAAATTTCTTTTTAGTCCACTAAATATTTCTGCAAATTCTTTCTCCATAAATGCCCTTGTTGTTTGGGGCAAGTATTACCTTGCCCCTAGTATTAATTAGAAGTGTGCTTCAGAAGTCTTTTCAGATCCATTAGGCTCACCATGCTTTACTTTAATGTCTCCTCTTGAAACACTTTCAGCAAACGCTTTAGCTTGTTGATACAAGTTAGAATCCTCTACAGGACCAACTTTACTAACTTCCCAACCAAACCAAGTTCCTTTATCGTTAGACTGTTGTACAGTTCTTAACTTATAAATGTGGCTAAAAGATGCCGGTGTGAATAATCCATTCTTACCTTTCATCTTTATACTTGCCATCATACTATTCCATTTTCTACTAATCTTTAATTGAGTAGATTTCATAGCCAATAGAGCAGTCGTTGGAGTTTGACCACAAATAATTAAGAAATGGCTTGCAGTTTTTTCAACATAATTACCGCTTGGTAATCTGTCTTTAAAAGAAGCATCTCTTTTTGTTTTTGTTAATATATCACTTGATGATGGATGTATTCCGACTGGAGCGCCAGAACCTTCTCCTCTATCTTGCCATTCAATATATTCTAATTTGTAATGACATGGTAGGACATCAATTCCTTTTTCACCATCAAACAACTCTCCTGTTACAGAGTTATAAATCATTCCAGGTTCTGCACCTTGAACGTATTTACCATCTCTCTTATTAACTTCTGGAGATAGTTGTCCTAGTATTTTAAGAAAAGGTAATGCTAGGTCTTCATGACCCATATTACTCAGACCTTTATCTGCATCTTCTTCAAAAAGACTAACAGCTAAAGCTCCCGCAGCTACTTTCTCAGCTACTGCATTGGACTTTTTTGTTCCTTGGTCCATTGTACTTTGTGCTTTGTTCATGTTTATTTCCTTATTATTTTGGTTCTGTTTCCTGCGAACACGTTAAATAGATCAGAGGGCATATCTTTCCCAGCTTCGATACGCTCTCTGACCAATGCTTTGAGAGTCATGGGCTCAACCTTTAATCTCTGGGCCGGTTGATATCCACGCTCTGCTGCAAGGTTTGCATAAGCAATTGCCTTGTTATCTTCGTTGCGGCCAAAAGAAACGGTAACCTCATTTTTAATAAGATCACCTAAGCCGTTTATACGAAGCCAGTTAAATGCCTCTTCTTTCCTTTCAGGGGAAATTGAAGCACCGTAGATGGGTTTCACTTCTACAGCGGTACCATCTGCTAATTTCAATGTTGAGATATTCATTTCAGTCATCATAGTAGGAATTACTTCCCCTGATAGAACATCTGCTTCTTCTTTTAATTTTTTTAAATTTTCTTCTGCTTGTAATATTTTATCTTCAAGTGTTTTTAATTTAACAACTTGATCTGATAAAACTTTAGCATCATTAATCTGACTTAATGATTCTGTTTGGTCTTGTTCAAAGTTTATATTTTGCATTTTATTTCTTTCTATTTGTTGTTTATTTACTTTCATAACTAGAAGTATATAGTAATTTAATTATTATGTCAATATCTAGGATTCAATATTTCCTTTCTCATATAAATTAATTTCAATAGAATAATAAGTCTGTTCTTGTCTATCCCATTTTAGTAGATTATATCTACCATTTGTAATATCGGATACTATAGAACAGGCCACACCAATTATGGCGGGATCACCTGTAAGTAGTAAATAATCTTTTGGTGTATAATCTTTTAATAAAGACCTTAGTTTTGCAACTAATGGCCCAGGACTTAATATCATTTGTGAATATTCTGGTAATAATGTTTTTAATTTACCAAATTTCTGTGCTCCCAAAATATTAAATTTTGGTTGTCCAATCCTTGTACCAGGTAATTCTTGTATAATATAAACCGTATTTTCCATACTTTCGTATTTGACAAATTAGTAATAAGTATGTTATAATTCGTTTTTATAGAAAGATAAAGTGTTAAATATATGAATTATAAGTTTAAAACTAAGCCTTATGCGCATCAAATAACTGCGTTAGAAAAGTCATGGAATAAAGAAGTATTTGCCTATTTTATGGAAATGGGAACAGGTAAATCAAAAGTTCTTATTGATAATATAGCTATGTTATATGACAAAGGTAAGATTGATGGAGCTCTAATTATAGCTCCTAAAGGTGTTTATCAAACATGGAGTGATATAGAGATTCCAACACATTTACCCAAACATATAGAAATGAAAAAAGTTTTATGGAAAGCTTCTTTCATGAAAAATAATAAAATAGTTTCAAAAGAAGTTGAACCATTATTTGAATCAAGTCATGATCTCCATATATTAATAATGAATGTAGAATCCATGTCCACAAAACATGGAGTCGCATTTGCTGAAAAATTTTTAAGTTGTCACAAAACTTTAATGGCCATAGATGAATCTACTACTATTAAAAATCCAGATGCTATTAGAACTAAGTCAATTGTTAATTTAGGTAGATCAGCTAAATACAGAAGGATATTAACTGGGTCTCCTGTTACTAAATCTCCATTAGATCTATATAAACAATGTGAGTTCCTTGATCCTTGTTTATTGGATTACTCTTCTTACTATGCATTTAGGACCCGTTATGCAGTATTAAAGACAGCTAACTTTGGTGGACGATCTATTCAGCTTGTTGTTGGCTATCGTAATCTAGATGAATTATCTAAGAAGATTGAGTCCTTCTCATACAGAGTATTAAAAGAAGATTGTTTAGATTTACCCGATTATGTTTTTACAAAAAGAATTATTCAATTAAGTTCAGAACAAAAGAAAGTATATGAGTCCATGAAACAAATAGCTCTTGCAGCTATGGATGGTAAAGTTATGACTACAGCTACAGCGCTTGTTCAATTAATGAGATTACATCAAATAACTTGTGGTCATTTTACTGCTGATGATGGATCTATTAAAGAAATTAAAAATGAAAGATTAGATGCCTTGATTGATATACTAAGAGAAGTTGAAAACAAAGCAATCATCTGGGCCCACTATAGATATGATATTCATGCTATCATTAAAGCTGTTGAAAAAGAATTTGGTAAAGATTCTTATGTTACTTATTATGGAGATACCCCACAAAGTGAAAGACAAAATAATATTAAGTTATTACAAGACCCCAATAGCAGTGTTAAATTTTTAATTGGTACTCCTCAAACTGGTGGATATGGAATTACATTAACAGAAGCCAATACAATGATTTATTATTCTAATGGTTATGATTTAGAAAAAAGAACTCAATCAGAAGCTAGAATCAATAGACACGGTCAGGTGAGAAAAATGACTTATGTAGATATTATAGCAGAAAACACAGTAGATGAAAAAATTGTAAAAGCTTTACGTAAGAAAATTAATATTGCTTCTCAAGTTATGGGTGAAGAGTTGAAGGAGTGGATATAAATTTCCACTCCTCCTCATTGTAAGGGAACATTATTTATTATTATTGTAAATAACCAGTGCTAAAATTATTGCAGCAACTATAAAAATAAAAGTTAATTGTAAAGGTATACTCATTACTTTACTTCTATTTTAACGCCTTCAATTTCTTTAGGTTCATTAAAACCAAATTTAATCTTAAGCAGACCATCCTTCATTTTAGCTTCATCAACTATTACATCTTTAGCTAATTCAAACTGTTTAAAGAATTTTCTAAATGCTAGACCTTGTTTAACATAGTCTACATTCTTATTATCTACTTTTCCTTCTACTGTTAGAATACCATCTTTAACTTCTACAAGTACATTTTCTTTATTGTAGCCAGCTAAACCGATTTCTAAACCGTATTTACCTTTTGAATATTTAATTAAATTCCAAAATGGAAATGACTGTACTTTTGACCACGTGTCAAAAATATTTTCAAAAGAATCATCAAAAAATTTTGTTGAATCATTGAATAATTGTTTGCTTAAATTATTGAAAACTTCTAGGTTTGTCATAATTATCTCCTTTGTTAAGCAAGTTAATTGACCCATCCACATGATGCAGT